ATAAACAACGTCATAATCAGAAACTCAAGCCCACAGGCTTATATCTGGACAGATGTAAAATACATTCCTAATCCAGCATCATACCTGAACGGAAAAAGGTGGACAGATGAGCCTGTTGTCTGCAATATTCCTGTAAACTCAAAACAGGAAAGAAATGAGTCAATACTATTCAGCCTTATGCAAAGCAAGACTTTTGGTGAAGTAGATAATTTACAACTTATAGGTGGATAAAATGGAAAAACAAGATTACCAGGGATTTTTCAAAATCCTAAACGACTTAAGCAATAATTATTCGAAATCCGTTAATCCGTCACACGCTAATTTGTTTTTTGAAAAACTAAAAGTCTACGAACTGGATGATATTGAAAAGGCGGCAACTAACCACATGCTATCAAGCAAATATTATCCGACCCTTGCAGATATTATCGAAAAGATCAGCGAGGTTCAGGAATCCAGAAATGTAAAAATGTTACCCAATTGGGAAAAGGCAGTGCCCATAACTGCAATTGGACGTGCTCATCTTGCTGAAATGAAAGCGATGCTTGGAGTTAAGAATGAATCATAACAAGGCTTTGATCGAAGATATGGTAGTTCATATTCTGCTATGCAATCCTGAGTTGATAATAACCGCTCCTATTGAATCAAGGTGGTTTATCAGAAATAGCCTCATAATTGACGCTATGCTGGATTTAACTGGAAAAGGCATAGCAATAGATGTCTTTTCAGTAAACGCGTCTCTAATGGAATCTAAATCGCCTTTAAATGGCATTAGCGATGAGAGCTTTATCTCACAATTGATAGATTTGCAAAGAAACGCTTACGGTTCCCCTAAAAATTACAAGCTTTACCTTGATGAGCTAAAAAACGCTACGATTTCAAGCATGGTCAACAAGGCGGTAAAAACAGCTAGCAAAGAGCTTGATGACGGGGAAGACCACCAGAAGGTTATTAGCAAGCTTATATCCGACTCAATGACACTGGCTAACGATGACGGAAAAGATTTTGTTTACGATATTAGGCGAGGTTTAGTTGAGCTTTCCGATTACATGACAAAGACATTCGAGGAAAAGGATACCGGAGGTTCTGGAGTTAAAACAGGTATAATTGCGCTTGATGACGACATGGGAGGATTACAGCCAACAGACCTTGTGGTGATAGGTGCTAGACCAGGGGTAGGAAAGACGGCGTTTGGATTGTCTGCAGCTAGAAACGCTATGAAAGCAGGAAAATCTGTGGGGTTCTTTTCCACAGAAATGTCATCTCTGCAACTTTTCCAGCGTCTTGTAGCTTTGGAATCTGGAGTAAATGCAAAGAAAATCAGACATGCCGACCTTGATGACTCTGACTTTGCAAGAATTACTTTGGCTCAAAAAAATTTACTTACTTACAATTTGCGAGTTTGCGATAAAGCGGTTATCACGGCAAACGAGATGTCTATGATGACAAGGGCATGGAAGTCTAACGGTGGCTTGGATTTAATTGTAATCGACTACCTTACGCGGATTAAGTCAGAAAAGTCACAGCATAATAAAAATATCGAGGTTGGCGAGACGGTAACGGCAATAAAATCATTGGCAAAAATGATAGAGACCCCTGTAATTTTGTTGGCACAGCTTAACCGATCAGGAGCAATCAGGGCTAATCCAAGGCCAGTTATGACCGACCTTAGGGATTCCGGAGTAATAGAGCAGGAAGCCGACAATATCCTGATGCTGTACAGACCGGAAGGTGAAAGCCCTGAAATAATTATTGAGAAAAACCGGCACGGTTCATGTGGTTCGATTATGTGTGATTTTATCCCTGAAATTATGGAGTGGAGATCAAAAAATGTATGGAATTAAAGAATTTATCCTTCCTTACCCGCCATCTCTAAATAGGGCATACAGAGCCGTTTCTGGGCGAGTTATTTTGTCAGCAATAGCTAGAGCATACATTGACGTTATCGCGGTGTCTACATACTCTCAGGGAGCTAGAGCGGTCAATCCTATTATGGGGCGTATAGCAGTTTGTATGCAAATATTTCCACCAGATCGTAGAAAGAGAGATATAGCTAATTGCGAAAAGCTTTTATGCGACTCGTTAACCAAGGCCAGGGTGTGGGAAGATGATAGCCAGATCGACCGGCTGACGCTGATTAGGATGCCTAATGTTAAGGGCGGCAAGATAATTGTGCAGATTGAAAAATTATGACAGATACAGAATTTTTAGAGTTTATGGGGCATGACCCTAGCGAGGACAATTATGACTTTATTGAGCGTGTTGGAATTATCATGAATGACAGGCTTATGGAGGAAACAGATGCTCAGCTTTTAGCATATTCTTTCGTCTACAAAGAAAATTAACTTGACTTTACTTAGCAAATGGATAAACTAATATACGAAGCAATTAAAACTAAATGGATAAATAAATGTTGGCATTATCTTTAATAACACAGGCAATTTATCATATCGCTAAATTGGCTGTTTTTATAATCATTGCAGTTATTGGGATTGCCCGATTAAGCTTCGATATTTCACTTCATGTAATAAAACTTTTGGATTCAAAAAAATGAGCAACGTATTCAGTTTTATGGGAAGAATCGGAAGGGATGCAGAAATAAGGCATATGCCGAGTGGTAGCGCAATCCTTAATTTCAGTGTTGCAAATAATGTTGGCTATGGCGACAATCAGAAAACAATCTGGTTGCAATGTTCGGTGTTCGGTAAACGGGCAGAGGGATCGCTGGTGGATTATTTGAAAAAAGGGGTGGTTGTATTCGTGTCTGGAGAATTGAGCGAACACGAATACACGGGAAATGATGGTATTGCCAGGAAATCACTGAATGTGGCATGTAATATCGTCGATTTAACCGAAAAAAAACCGGATTCAGCAGAGCCAAAACTCATGTATCAGCCAAGCCAGCAGGATAGGGCGTCTGGCAGATCGAAGCCTTCTACAGATGATGATTATGACTCGCAAATTCCGTTTTAAGGAAAATACAATGAGAAAAATAACAGTAACAATCGGGATTTTGGTTTATTTATTTGCCTGTTACGTATTTATTGAACAAGCTAATGCTGGAGAATTACCAGAAGGAGCAACATGCAGAAGCCAGAATGTAAAGCACCAATTTGACGTTTATAAGGGTTATCCTAATGGTAGAAAAGGTTTTGTGGTCGATCATATATGCGCTCTTGAGTGTGGCGGCTTTGATGCAATCGTTAACATGCAGTACCAAGATAAGGAGGATTCGCTTTTGAAAGATCGATGGGAAAGAACTAAGTCAGGATGCGCATTAACGTGTAATTCGAGTAATTCAACAAAGACTAGACAAGTCTTTAATTGTAAATAAATGTATTTAGGATAATTATGTATATAAACGAAGGTTACAAATCTGGAGTTTTTCTATGTTCTCCAACTAACAGCACAATGTTTACTGAGTGTTGTGAGGTTGCAATTTGCGACAACGAAACTAAATGCCCAATTTGTGAACGTGATGTGATTGGAAATGATTGTGAAAGCAACCATAAACGCCATCTAACAAGATGGAATTACGCACATAAAGGGAATCTATGACGTGACTATAACTGAATTGATTAATGAAGAACGCGATAAAGCCAAAGCCTATTCAGAAGCATATAAGGCATATTCCGAAGCATATTCAAAATCCTTAGAAGAGGCCGAAGCATACTACCCATTATATGCCAAAGCATTTTATGAATATGACGAAGCATATAAAGCATACGAAAAAGAGTTAAAAAAAGAATTTAGTAAAATTAAAATGAAATGATTTAACTCATAGGTAAATAAATGATTAAGGTTAGCGTTAGCGTAGAAGGGAATAGTCAAATACATTTTAAATTCAATCCTGGAGATACAGGCCATGTTGACGTTATTAGAATGGCAATTACCGAAGATGACACAAAGGCCCTGCTAGATGCCGTTATGATGCAAATAAGGGGGATGGTAAGTGAGTAGATTGATTGATCAATTAAAGATACACGAGGGCTATAGAAAGCACTGTTATAAGGACACAAAAGGAGTTGATACAATTGGATATGGGTATAATTTAAAAGCTAATATAATAGAGCTAAGCTCTATTGAGATTGCTTATTTTTACAGTAATGGAATGACTAAAGAAGAGGCAGAGAGAATACTTAAATGTTGCATTGAACAATGCAGGAAAACACTTAACGAGGAGTTTTTTTGGTTTAATGTATTGGCCCCGGCTAGACAGGATGTTTTAATCAACATGGTCTATAACATTGGCCTTACACGACTAAATAAGTTTGTTAAAATGATTGCTTTTATTGAAAAGGAAGACTGGGTAGGAGCAGCAGGAGAAATGCTAGATAGCAAATGGCACAAAGATGTCGGACAAAGAGCAATTACATTGTCTGCTCAGATGGTTCGTAACACTTATAAAATTGAAAATTTATGAGTGGATATAAATACATTTATGATGATTCGATGTGGTGGGGATATTTGCATACAAACGGAAATATAGTTATTAAACAATGGTTTGGAGATATAAAAGATTTTACCGAGGATGTAGAAGGAAATGATTTTATAGTAAAAATAGTTACACCATTTGAGGCGATTGGCAGAAAAGAAGCAGAGAAATATCTGGCTGATAAATTAAAAAAATAGGAAATGAAATGAAAAAAGATTTTTGGATAAATTTGATAGATGATGCAGTTTTTGTATTAGTTATTGTATTATCGTTTACAGTAGTTGCATTAATACTTACAATTGGATTAGTAAGCATGGCATCGGCAGATGAATATACTGATAGAATGGACGAGATGATAAGCCTTCAACAGCAGCAGATTAATAACGAGTACTGGAATGAGCGAAAAGAAGAAATAAGGGCATCAGATGATCGTATTAAAAGCGCATACGGAATGCCTATTGTGCAAATGCCAAGTTATCAGCAACGGTCAGTTCCGGCTACAGTATATCCAGCACAATTTTATATGAGACCGATACAATGACCGAATCTTTATTGATTAAACATGACCCTGTTTTTAACTTCCAAAGCATTACAAATGCTTATTATGAGGCAAATAGAAAATACCCATTGTCATACAATTTAAGGCAGATTTTCACTGATTTATTAAATGACGTAACAGAATTTTACATGTGTAATGACATGCTTTTAGTTGCTAGAGTTGGACATGACGAGGTGAATAGTAAAAAAATTCTTTTTATAATTCTTGCTGAATCAATTTATGCAGATACGATTGGGGTTTGCCTAGGACATATTATAGAACTGGCAAAATCATTAGACTGCAAGTCAATTCAATGGAAAAGTAAAAAAATGCACACAATGGAATTAGGCTCAGAAAAGATTAAATCTTGGATTTATGAGATTGAAATATAGTATTATTACTTGAAATAATTAGCTTTTAAGCTATTAATTGATTTAAGCTTATCTATATGGTAAGCTTTTTTTAACAATTAATTGAACACTGTTTAATAAATTAAAAAACCGAAAATATATGGCAGGAAATCCAACACCAGTTAATAATCTTGACTTAACAAAGCCAGGGCCAGGAAGGCCAAAGGGTTCACAGGCTAAAGTTACGATAATGATAAAGGAAATGATCGAGGGCGCTCTACAGGACGTTGGCGGAAGGAAATATCTAGCTTATCAAGCACTAGAAAATCCAGGGCCATTCATGACTCTTGTGGGAAAGATACTGCCCAAAGACATAACAGTTACAGGCGATCTTGTTATTGAGCAAATAACGCGCACTATCATCGACGATAAATGATCATTGACATTCGCACCCCGCGAGTATTTAAGCCTCTGTTATATCCATCAAGGTATAAAGGGATTTATGGAGGTAGGGGTAGCGGAAAATCTCATTTCTTTGCAGAGCTGGCTATAGAAAGGATGATTGAAAAGCCAACAAGGATATGTTGCGCTAGAGAGATACAAAAATCCTTAAAGCAATCTGTCAAGCACTTGCTTGAACTTAAAATAGAACAGATGAAAGTAGGGCCTATGTTTATCGTTCAAGAGGATTGCATCAAAGCTAGAAACGGTAGCCTTGCTATCTTTACAGGCCTTCAGTCACATACCAGTGACAGTATTAAATCACTTGAAGACTTCGACATATTATGGCTTGAGGAAGCGCAGAATATAAGCGATAAGTCATTGACAATAGCCAGGCCAACATTCAGAAAGCCGGGATCTGAGATATGGGCAAGCTGGAATCCTAACTTGGCAACTGATCCAATAGATGCGCTTCTTAGGGGTGACACTCCACCAGAAAACGCCATAGTTATAGAGGCGAATTATTGCGATAATCCTTGGTTCCCTGATGAACTTAAGCAAGAACTGGAATATGACAAGCGCAGAGATATTGATAAATATAATCATGTCTGGCTTGGTAAATATAGGCAAAATAGTGAAGCTAGGGTTTTCAGAAATTGGCGAGTTGAAGAGTTTACTAGGCCAGATGGCACAATATATCGACTAGGCGCTGATTGGGGCTTTGCTGTTGATCCTTCTGTGCTTATTAGATGTAGTATTGACGGTAATAATTTATATATTGATTACGAAGCTTACCGAGTCGGATGCGAAATAGTAAATCTTCCTGAGCTGTTTATGAGCGTTCCAGATGCAGAAAAATGGCCTATAACAGCTGATAGCGCAAGACCTGAGACCATTTCACACATGCAGAAGAATGGCTTCCCAAAGATAAGGTCAGCAGTGAAAGGGCCAAAAAGCATTGAGGATGGCATAGAGTGGCTTAAGTCGTTTGATATTATCGTTCACCCAAGATGTGTTCATACAATTGACGAACTAACATACTACAGCTATAAAGAAGACAAGCTTACGGGTGATATACTGCCACTGCTTGAAGATAAAGACAATCACGTCATAGATGCCTGCATAGAAGGTAACTCTTTGATTTCTATGCGAAATGGATTTAAAAAGATTAAGGACGTACAGATAGGAGACGAGGTATTAACAAGATCAGGATACCGGCGCGTTATTGATGCAGGCATTACCGGAATCAATCAGGAAGTAATAAACATTGACGGATTATGGTGTACGCCAGATCATAAAATATGGGTTGAGAGCAAGAAAGATTTCTTTTATTCCAATACTATACGATATGATGATAATTTATTAATAGACTTGGAGTATACGAAATGGCAGTTACAGAAAAGCAAGAGTTTAATGGCGAAACCTACACTAGGTATCCTGAAAGCACTAGATCATCTGACAGGGATTATTTTAGATTATCAAGGACAAATGGAAGTCCAAAAATTTTACACCGTGAAGTTTGGAAGCATACACACGGAGAAATACCGGCTGGCAAAAAGCATCATATCCACCATATTGACGGGAATAATGCAAATAATGACATCAGCAATCTTGAGCTTATTACCGCAAAATACCATGTCAATAAGCACTTTAACAACTACAGGCGAGATAAGCAGAGAAAATGGTTGGATAGCGTTAGACACCTCTCTAAAGAATGGCACTCAAGCGATGAAGGCAAAGAGTTCCATAAAAAAATTGGTACACTCGCATATAAAAACTATGTCCCTATTTCGAAACTTTGTGAAATATGCGGAAAAGAGTTTATGGCTAGGGCGATTGGCGGACGTGATAAGTATTGTCATGCCAACTGCAAAGCAAAAGCATTTAGAGCAAGAGACAAAAAGAGACGTTTACAATCTAACTGTTGAAAACCACCACGAATATTTTGCTAATGGTATATTGGTTAAAAATTGCCGGTATGCTCTTGAAGGCGCAAGGCGCGCAGCAGCAAACAAGGTTGTAACACTGAAATATGAGCCTAAATTAACCCATAGACCTAATAAGTCAAGCTGGATGAGATAAAGATGAAAGATAAAGACATTGTCAAAGAGGCTCACGATCGATTTAAATCACTCGAAGAAGCAGAGGCAGCAAATAGGGCCTTGTGGGTTAGTGATTTAAAATTTTCTAACGCTGATAGCGACAATGGCTGGCAGTGGGATGATGATATGCAGGATTCCAGGGATAGAGAGGGAAGGCCATGTATCACTGTAAACAAGGTTAAGCAGCATAACCGGCAGATCATTAACGAAGGACGACAGAACAAACCTAGGATAGTCGTTAAGCCTGTGGATGATGGCGCGGACAAGGAAACAGCAGAAGTCATTAACGGAATAATCCGTCATATTGAAGAAAATAGCAGTGCTGACACAGCTTACAATATAGCAAGTGAATTTGCTGTAGATGCAGGCTTGGGGTATTGGCGCGTAATAACTGATTATGAAAGCGATGATGGATTTAACCAAGAAATATACATAAAGGCTGTACGAAACCCTTTAAACGTGTACATGGATGAAGGGTCGGATTTTGATGGCTCAGACTCGGCATATGCTTTCGTCTTCGAGGATATGAATAAAAGCGAGTTTATAGCTAAATATCCAGATGCAAAATATAAGACCGATGCTTGGGGGCCGGACATTGATAACTCTTGGAAGACTGAGGAAACAATCAGGATTGCTGAGTACATACGAATTGTAGAGTCAAAAGAAACAATCACAAATGAACAAACAGGGCAAAAGCGCACAAAAGTAAATAAAACTGTCAAATGGAGCATGATTGCCGGTGATGAGATCATAGAAGAAAAAGAATGGCTTGGAAAATATATACCTATTGTCCGAGTAGTAGGAGATGAAAAGGTAATTGACGGTAAAGTATGGCGCACAGGGCATACGCGGCAGATGAAAGATGCGCAGCGCATGTACAATTACAACCTGTCAAGCAATACTGAGTTTGTAGCACTTCAAAGCAAAATTCCCTGGGATGGGCCTGCAGAAGCGTTCGAGAAATACAAGGATTTTTGGGAAACAGCAAATACAGATAATCATGCTTATCTACCTTGGAATCACAAAGACGAGAACGGAGACCCTATTCCAAGACCACAGAGAGTAGCCCCTCCAGTATCAAGTCAGGCTTATCTTGAAGGGATGAAGGTAGCTAGCGAAGACATGCAAATGGCATCTGGTCAGTATGATGGTCAGCTTGGTAGAAATGTTAATGACCAGTCAGGAATTGCCCTTAACAAGGTTCAGCAGAAGGGCGAAACAGCAACATTCCATTTTGTAGATAACAGGGCAAGGGCGTTAAAGTTTACTGGAAAGATATTAGTCGATCTTATTCCAAAAATTTACGACACAGCTAGGGTTGCAAGAATAATAGGCGAAGATAACGAAAAAAAGAACGTACAGCTTGACCCTGAACAGCAACAGCCACTAACTAAGCAACTGAATCCGGTAACCGGTGAAATAACTGAAATATATAACCTAGGAATTGGCCGTTACGATGTAACCGTGGATGTTGGGGCAGACTATGGCACTAAGCGCCAGGAGGCTTTTCAGGCTCTTAGTGAAATAGCATCGCGCAATCCAGCATTAATGCAGGTTGCTGGCGACATTATCATGCAGGCGGCAGACTTCCCTATGGCCGATAAGCTTGCTGAGAGACTTAAAAAAACACTTCCTCCAGAACTTCAAGACAAACCAGAAGGACAGCAAGAAATACCCCCAGATATTCAGCAACATCTCCAGCAGGCAGATCAGCAGCTCCAACAGGCACAGGCTCAGATTCAACAGCTTGATACAGTAATTCAAAAAATGAGTGCGGACGTAGAGTCGAAGGATGAGGCGAAAATGAAAGCGTTTACCGATGAGCAGACAGCGCGCTCTAACCGGCTAAAGATTGAAGCAGAGGCAAGACTTGCCGATGCAAAAACACAGGAAATAATAAAGGCTTCTCAACTAACTGAGGTTGATATGCAAAAAGAACAGCAACAAATGATGCTAATGCAGCAAATGGCTCAAGTTATGGAGCAATTTAGCCATGTTGGAGAGTCAGTTAATAAGTTACATGATGCAATGGCTCAAGTCCATCATGCAGCAACTCTACCAAGAAAAAGCGAACTACAATTCGATGAAAACGGGATGCCTGTATCATCAATTTCTTATCCAGTAACAACTCAATAATAGGTAATTAAAATGGCTTGGTCATTCTTAACAGCAACAAAGAACGCACGTTTAGACGCTATAACTACTCAGGCAGGAACAGGCGCAAAACTAAATATATATACCAGCGCATACGGAACGTTATTAGCTACGTTCACATGGACTGGAAATATATGGGCGGCAGCATCGGCAGGGGCGATGACAATGAACGCTCCAACTACTAATCCGGTAACTCCTGGTAATAACGGTGTAGCGGCAATCGCAAGGGTTACAAAGTCAGACAATACAACTCACATTATCAGTGATTTAACTGTCGGCACGTCTGGAACCGATGTAGTTGTGACAAACACAACGTTTGCTACAACTGCACCGGAAACCCTTAATTCATTCACCATCACTCACGCGGCTTAATCATGCTAACACCAGCGCAAGTAACAGCAGTACAGGGGTGGTTAGTATCGACTCCAGCAGTAGCAGCAATGATAACGGCAGCCGATACCCTTGGAATAGCAAATTATCTTAACAGCGATTCAACGTTCAAAGTGTGGAAGTCTGCAACACAAGTAACTGACATTGACAATGCTATTATTTGGGCTAATTTCACACCGGCAATAGTAGCGGCAGGAGCAGGGCAAGACGCAATGAACTATATGTTATCCTGCCAGGGGAAACAGTTCAACCTTCAAAATATACTCAGTGCAGCAGCTAAAAACGGAACGATAGCGACAGGCTTTGCTAATATTCGCGCGGGCTTGCAAGATGCCCTAACTGGTATTCAAAGCGGCGCAAGTGGTGCAACAGTTGGCGCAGGATGGGCTGCTGTCCAGCTTGCAATACAACGTCCAGCAAGCTTCTACGAACAAATATTCGCAACTGGAACAGGAACACAAGCATCCCCAGGCTCACTGGTTGTTGAGGGTAAAATAGCTCAGACAGAAGTTAGTTTTTGCATCTTTAATGATGATGGAACGAGGAAAATATAATGTCAACGGCAATTAAAAACTCACGCACCTTAGTAACTGCCGGCACTACCAATACATCAGGCTCAACAGCAAGAGGTAGCGTAGACCTTAGAACAGCGCTTGGCGGGGTGCTTACATTTAAAATTACAAATGGCGCAACAGGGCCCACAGTACAGTGCAGTGGCAATGTTTTAATTGCTCACAATACCGGAGCAACTCCTACACTTGCAAGCGCAGGTGCTAACTGGAAAACTGTTTTTAGTGTCGGCAATGGTTCTGGTAACAACACGGTTGGAGAGTGGAGTTATGAAGTAAGCGCAGGGGTAATGCACTTGGAGGTTGAGTTTACTGGCAATACAGCGCAAACAGTGACGGTTGAGGCGTACTTCTCAGAATTAACAAGCATAGGATAAGGTTATGGCTATAACAACGGTAGACGACATTGCAAGCGGGTTAAATTCGGCGCAAACAATCCAATATTACAAGACAGCAACCAACACCGCAAAAGGCGCTGGAGCTTTTCTTTCAATGTGGGTGGCAGGCGGCTTTCCTGCGACCGGAGCAACACCTCCTGCTTATACTGCCGGGTCAGGCTACACATGTTCAAGCGCAACGGCAGGAGCCATGATCTACAGTAACGGAGCGGTACAGAACTGGCTAGCTAAGGTTGGCATGATGTGTAACCAACCAGGAGTAATTATCCTTGCAGATCGTTTATGGGCGTGTGGAGGTATGGGCTTTGCAGCATCAACATACACGATTACAACTCCTGGAAGTTTACCGGCGCGTATCACGGACAACGGAATAGGTGTTGAGGCATGGATTGAGAATTACACGACTTCAGGCGCAGCGTCCGGTACAGCGACTTTTAACTACACTGACGCAAACACAGGAGCAGCATCTGCTGGTGTAATAGCCGCGGTCGTATCCGCTCCCCAGGCAGGACAGATGCAACCAATTCCAATGGAGGCAGGTGACACGGGTGTAAGGGCTCCGGTAAGCTTGGTAACTTCCGCTACTTGGACAAGTGGAACAGGCTTTGGCATAACGCTACTAAAACGCATAGTAGAGATTCCTATCATTGCAGCCAATACCGGCTTCAATCTTGACTGGGCACAGCTTGGCCTTCCTAAAATACCGGCTGATGCCTGCTTAATGGCTATATTTTTAGCGAATGGAGCGGTCGCACCTGTGCTAATGGGTACACTTAAAGTCATAGACAAATAAAATGGCCTTATCAGGCTGGAAAAACAAACTTGGTGAAAGATGGGTAAGCCGCAAAACAGCGGATAAAGCCAGTTCCCCATCTTTGTATGTTGATGATATAGCTGTTTATCGCCTTTTTAATGCTGGCACTGCCCCTACTTCTAATACTGCAATATACCTACCTAAATCTTCTGTCAATGTCTCCTTACAATCTAATAATAAAAATGGAGCATCATCATTAATAAATCCCGAATTATTTTATCCAAAAAATGCAGATAAAAATTCATCTTATGTAAACTTTACAACATCATTAACCCCGCATGGGCAAGCTTGGGAAAGCACTGGTACTCCAGTATCTGGTGATTATGTAGACTTTACATCTAAAAAAGTAATAGATTTATTTAGAAACGCACCCGGATGGGCGCTGTTTCATATTGCTCTAAAATCAACTCCGGCAGCAGGCTTTGGTGAGTCAATTTTTGCAAAAGTTGATGGCGTATCTGTTCCAAATGGTGGATGGGTTGTTTATATAAATAATGATTTGTCTATAGGTGTGTCATGCTACAGTTCTGGCACTGATTTACAGATGCCGGCTTCTACAGCTAATGTAATACCATCAGATTCCACATGGCACACAGTTTTAGTTACATTTACAGGTAATGCCCTGTCTTCATCCTGTTTTAGTGTATACGTTGATGGAATTGACGTAACAGGAGCGATAACCCCATCAGATGTCACACTAGGAACAGATGAGAATTTTCCGCTTAGAATGGGAGGCGGGTACACATGGTTAAACAGGGAAAGGAAAGCGGCTGATATAAAGCTAAATTTTGCGGCTTTTGGGCGGGGCCTTTTAAGCGATAATGTAAAGATAAAAATTAGCTCTAATTATCTGCTTGCATTTAATGCAATAAAAAGTTTAGTTTTATATTCTATACCAACACCTTCTGGAGAATCTTTAACAGTCTCAATTACCGATCTTGCGGATACTATATCGATAAATGCAAGCGGCTCGGCGACAGCTACTCCAGCCATTACTGCACCAAACGACACTATTGCTGCAACAGCGTCAGGCTCATATACTGCAACAGTAGCAATAACCGATGTGGTAGATACGATTTCCGCTAACGCATCAGGAGCAGCAACGTTAACGGCTTCGATTACAGCGCCAAATGACACGATTGCAATAACAGAGACGCAAAACTCAACAGCTACAATTTCCATAACTGACATTGCAGACACTGTTGCTGGTAATGCCAGTGGATTAGCTACAGTTGACGTGTCAATTACCGACCTTGCCGACACAATTACCGTTAGTATTTCTTCTGCTGGGGATTCTGTAACTGTAACGATTACAGATAGCAGAGATACGATAGCCGCTAGTGAAGCGCAAACCAGCACAGTAACGGCAGCCATAACGGACTTAACTGATACCATTACCGTTACCGCTAGTGGCTTGTCTTCTGTAGATGCTGCTATAACGGCGCCAAATGACACGATTGTTGTATCAATTACAGATGTTGTAATAAGCAACGTCGATGTATCAATAACCGATTTACCTGATGTTATTTCAGCGTTAGAAACACAAAGCGAAACTGTTTCATTATCAATAACTGATTTACCGGATGTTATTAGCATTAATGCGTCTGGACTTCCTGCTCCGGCATCATCGGCTACAGGCGGGGCTTACAACATACACCCCAGGCTTTATGAGGTTAAGCGACCAAAGAAGAGAATAGCAAAAAAGAAAATTAACCAGCTAATAGAAGAAGTAGTTCAGGAGCAGAGCGAGTATGAGCGGCTATTAAGCATCAAATACAAGCCGATTGTTTACAAAAGCGCTGCAATTGATGAGTTACAGCAACTTGTAGATGCCATGAACAATAGACAGCTTGATTTATACAACGAACATCTATTAATTATTCAAAGAGAAAAGGAGTTAATCAAAGAACATAATAAATTTATCCATAAGTACAACATTAGCGCCCGTCTGTTATTGCTTTAATTTGTATACTGTGCTATATAATAAGCAATAATTAAACGTTGTTTAATTAAAATGTCTTGGCCCATTAGACCATGCCTTTAGGTGTAAAAATGTCAGAAGAAACCTTCGTAAACGATGAAGAAGTAGAATTACCAACTGAAACAGAAGCGGAAGCAGAATCCGAGCAAGAGGAAACCGAAACCGAGCCAGAAGTAGTCAAAAAGGAATCGGGAGTACAAAAAAGAATTGATGAGTTAACCCGTGAAAAGTATCAAGCAAGGCAACGGGCCGAACAAATTGAGAGAGAAAACGAGTCATTAAAGGCTTTTTTACAGCAGCAGTCGAATAATGACGGTTCCCAGGTAGATATTGCAGAACTGGTAAAACAGGAAGCAACACGCCAACGGGAAACGGACAGATTTAACGAGGCATGTAACAAAACCTATGATCTTGGGCAAAAGGAGTTCAATGACTTCGATGCAACGGTAAGCAACCTTCAAGTTGTTGGCGTAACACCTCAATTTTTAGACCTTGTGGCAAGCTCAGAGGCAGGGCATAAAGTCCTTCATTATCTTGGTACCCATTTAGAGGAAGCGGACAAGTTAATACACATGCCGCCTCATCAAATGGGAAGAGCTTTAGCCATTCTTGAAATGAATATCGGTAACTCGAAACAAAAAGTATCGAAAGCACCACCTCCAATTACACCGCTTTCCGGTAAAACGGCAGCAGGCAAAAAAGACCCTGCCGTAATGACGGATGACGAGTATATGAAATGGCGGCGGTCAGGCAAATAACGTGACGTAAGTCATTTAATTAAATTAAAGATTGGTTGTGCCGGAATAGTAAAGTGAAACTATTTCGTAATCTGGAAAGTTTTTAGAGTTACACCGAAGTCTAAATGTTGATTTGTTAATATTCAAGATACGGGCGGCCTCTGTTATAGACGGGTATTCAATACCCTTATATTTACAGGTTGTTCGAGGGACAATAGTTATAAGGCGCGCTTTTTTCTTTATACGAGATGCCTCATTATCCTTAGTTCCTGTTTTAGACTTAACGAATTTAGCGATAGATTCAGGTGTTCTTATATAGGGTGTTTTAGGATGTTTGTCAGCATGTTTTTTGGGCGTTATCCATTCTAGGTTATCCGCTCTATTGTCTGACTTAATACCGTTTTTATGATGAACATGTTTAGCGTTTTCTGGGTTTTCAATCCAGCAGGTTGCAACAACACGGTGTAATAACCTTCTCCTTCCGACGTTAATATATCCGTCTGGGCGAGGCCAATAAACCGCTTGTTTAACATTAGAATAATCGGGAACTTCTTGACCATCAGGCAATGTAATTTTTTTTAACTTTATAGCTTTACCGCAAGCGGAGCACGCATAAAGATGATCGTAAAATTTATATTCGATACCCATAAAAATAAAGCTTTTCATTTTGACTCCATAACTATTAATTTGATTACAAACTATTCTAACATTTACCAAAGGAAAGTCAAGTGAGTAATTCCCTTAAATTTATCGACATGGTGGCAAGAGAAGCTCTTGCAATAGCCCATGAAAAACCACAGTTCATCGGAACTGTAGACCGTCAATATGACGATTCTTACGCAAAATCTGGCGCTAAAATTGGCTCCACGTTGCGAGTTCGTGACCCTAACCAGTACACAAGACGACAAGGTTCTCGCGTTATGAGCGTGCAAGACCAGGTCGAAACAACACAAACAATCACGCTGGCAACTCAAGACGGTGTTGATATGCGCTTTAACTCAGCTGAGTTAGCGTTAAACACCGATAGCCCAAAAGAAGTAGCGGCATTTAGCAAGCGCTATATCGAACCGGCTATGAGCGTTCTCATCTCAGGCATCGAATCTGACTTTTTAGCTATGGCTACAAAAGCCACAGCGAAAGTTGCTGGTACGGCTGGCGCTGCAATCACTAACTTATCAGTTCCAGGCGCAGCAAGAGCAAAGTTAAATCAGTCTTTAGCACCTAAAGACAACCGTTATGTGCAGCTTGATTCTGTAACAATGGGCGGTTTGGTTAATGGTGTTGCTGGTTATTTTTCACCTGCAACAGACATTGCAGATCAGTATCGTGAGGGCAGAATTGCTCGTACAGGAATGGCTGATTGGTATGAAAACGAGCGCGTATTTACGTTGACTAACGGCTCAGATGTGACAATCTCTACCGATGCAGCAGCTTTGGTTGTTGATGGCTCTAACGTGCTGGATTTCCACACGTTGACAGCATCTCAGGTTGCCATTGGCGCAGTCTTTACGGTTGCAGGTATCTATGAGTGCCATCCAGAAACAAAACAGCCCTACTCTAACCTGCGTCAATTTACGCTGGTATCTGGTGGTGCTACTTCTGGAAGCTCAGTAATTTCACCTACTATCTACATGACTGGGCCTAAGAAAAACGTATGTGCTTCAACCGGTGCAGATGTAACAGCAGCATCATTTAATGCCCAGGTCATGACGTTCGTTGGCTCCGCGTCAACTTCTTACGTTCAAGGCTTGATGTATCAAAAAGATGCCTTCCAGTTTGTAACTACAGACCTTCCTAAACTTGAATCTGACCCTGAAAAATGCGTTCGCAAAGTTCAAGATGGAATTTCAATGCGTTTCTGGATGGATTCTGACATTAGAAATGATGAGCTTTTACTGCGTCTTGATATACTTTACGGCTTTGCAGCTTTACGCCCAGAATGGGCTTGCCGCTTAATTGGCGCATAACAGAGGATTTAAAAAATGGCTTCAACAACTGACCAAAATTATGAACAAGTCTCCTATGGCGGCTCTGTTCCTTCTCAACATGTAGGCGCAGGCCGCAAGATAATTTCAGACGCAGTGTCTACACGCACATTGTTATCTAAAGAATCAGGCGCTTTGTGCTTATTTGATCGGGCGGCTGGCGTGGTTTACACGCTTCCCGTTATTACCGCTGCAAACGTAGGAATGTTCTTTGACTTTAGAACTATTGCAACCATAACGTCTAACGCAGCTAAAACCATCACTGGCAATGCTGCTCAATTTATCATAGGTGATGTTCAAATCATCCTGGTAGGGGCGGCAACTACTCTTGCAGCAGCTTTTAACGGCTCAACTCATGTGGCTATTTCCAGCAATGGAAGCACTACAGGCGGCGTTATTGGCGACCAATACCGATTGACTGCAATATCCACTACTCAGTGGCTGATCGAGGGCATGGTAAGCGGAACAGGCGCACTAGCAACACCAGCGGCTACATCTTAATATTTAACGCCCCAGAAATGGGGCATTTTTACAGGTGACTTATGAAAAAGAAAAAACCAGGAAAAAACGGCGGAGGTAAAAAATGCTAGTCCACGTTATTGATGAATCTGGCAAAGTTGAAAAATTTGTGCCGGACGACCAAGTCGAAAAATTCAAATCGTTTGGCTGGACTGTTGATGATGACACTCAAGGGCCGGACACAGAAAAAAAACGCGGGAGACCCCGCAAAGAGACTGAATAATGACAACGGCGGCAGAGATTATCACATTAGCGTTAAAAGATATTCAAGTTCTTGATGAGAATGAGACACCTTCTGCCGCTCTCATGTCAGACGCATTGACTACGCTTAATCAAATGATGGCAATGTGGCAAACTGACGACATGTATGTTTACGCACAGACAACAACAGGAATATCATCTTCCGGAGCTTTATCATACACTGTAGGAATTGGAGGTAACTTTAATATTTCCGCGCCTCCTTCTCTTGATTATGTTTTTTATTCAAAAAGCGGTGTTGATTATTTGGTTGAACCTCTGTCTTCTCTTGAGGACTATCAGAGCATAGCCTACAAGAATTTAACCGGATATCCTGACTATTATTACTACAATAATACCTATCCGTTATCGTCTCTTTATCTCTATCCAAAAGCAGCGACTGGAGGAACGATAAACATTGTTTACAGCGTTCAATTTCCCAGTTACGCCCTATCTGCTGATGATTTAACATTGCCAGCTGAATATGCCTTAGCGATACGTTTTAGCCTTGCAGAATTACTCAGTACAATGATGGGCAAGGTTCTTAGGCCAGATATTACGTCAAAAGCAATCGGCTACCGGAAAATGATTAAGCGCAACAATCTACGAATAAATAAACTTGACCTAGGGCATACTCGCTTAGGCCATTTAGCAACTTTTTACCAGGGATAAGACATGGCTACTAGAAATAAACTTTATCAACCAGCATCGCAGCCAAGTAATCAATTAACTGCAGCAATAGGAATCCCTGGAATTACGACCGGAACAACATCAAGAGCCAGCTACAGCCCCACAGGACAAATGAACTTATATGGAGATTCCATGTTGAATCACAACACGACTACTCCAGGAACGCAAATTCCAGGAATTCCTGAGCAAAACTTTACTCAAGCAACTGCCCAGCCAACTGGAGTGATGCCAATTCAGTCACAGCAAAGTCCGTTATTGGCGTCTCAGAGAAACAACTCAATGCAGCACATGTCAAACAGAGCGTGGAAAGCTTGGGATGCAAGCGGAGGCGTTATGGGATCCCCATTTGTTCCAGCAGACATGCAAAAGAGCAACACTTATAATCCTAATATTTTCCGAGACCAATACCGCACAGAAATGCAATCCCAGTACGGGCCACAAAAAATGTCGTGGGGTCAGAACTGGGGCGACTGGGCAGTGCAGCATGGTTATAGCACGGCGAAACCTGCTGAAGAAAAAAACACATATCTAGGCGGCTCAGACAATGTAACTGGAGGAAGGTATTATCCAGGTGGGAGCTCAAGAACAGGGGGGATTCGTCAAACTGCACCACAGTATGATAATTTTGGGTATCCAATAAATGGCTAACAATTCGTCTTTTATCCCTACACGCAACGAACTTATAAATGCTATCGGAGCGGTTAAAGGAACGATAAAGAATAAACTGATGCCTGATTATGAATCACAAATGCCTCCTAAAGAATCATTGCCACCAATGACAGACGAAGAATACCGTATTTTTGTGGAACGCTATAAAATGCACCAACAAATGATGCAGCAATGAAGCCAATTCCATTACTAGGCATAGGCATTAATTCAAATAGCCCAGAAGCTACTGCACAGACTCGCGTTAATTTTTATCTTGAAAAAGGTGATGACAAGAATTCGCTTTATGCCTATGGAACTCCCGGACTGTCTCTGTTTGTAAGTTTTGGAGACACTCCAATTCGTGGAATGTACACGAACGGTGATTTTATTTACTGCGTCCATAGAGACGGCTTTTACAGCATCACAAATGGAGGAACTATAGCCCTGCTTGGCACTCTGTTGACGAGTGATGGAACTGTTGAGCTATCGGATAACGGCTTACAAATAATTGTTGTTGATGGCACTTATGGCTATACGTTTACGATAGCAACACAGGTTTTTGCTCGCATAACTTCGGACGGATTCCCTGGAGCCAGAACGGTAGCGTTTAACGACAGTTTTTTTATTATAAACAAACCTGATACAGGTCAGTTTTACATCTCAAACAGTTATGACGGAAATACATGGGATGCGCTTAACTTTGCAACGGCAGAATCTAACCCTGATAAGCTCTCTAAGGTTTATGTAGATCACGGTCAAGTTCTTTTATTTGGAACTGACACGCTAGAATTCTGGTATAACTCAGGAGCGTTAGATTTTCCCTATGCTCGGATAAGCGGAGCAAGCAGTGAATGGGGATTAGCTTCTGTGCGATCAATAGCCAAGCTGGATAACTCGCTTATTTTCCTAGCGAAAAACAAGCTTGGAGAGGTAATGGTAGTTACCGTAACCGGCTACTCGATAACAAAAGTTTCAACGTTTGACATTGAAACTAAATTTAACAATTACAGTGGCGTATCGGATGCTACAGGATTTAGTTACAACTATAACGGACACCAGTTCTATCAGTTAAACTTTACTGCCGGTGGCGAGTCTTGGCTTTATGATGCAAGCATGGGAATATGGAGTCAGTTAAAAAGCGGTGATGGTCGTCATTACTCAGAGAAATGCGTAAGCTTTTTTAACAAGACAATTACCAGCGACTATGCAAATGGAAACCTTTATGAAATTCGCGGTGACGTGTTTACGGACAACGGAACGACAATAGTCAGCGAGTTGACTTCTAAGCACAGCTTTGCACAGCAGGACAGGCTACAAATACACATGCTTGAAATTGACATGGAAAGCGGCGTAGGATTGGCTACAGGACAGGGAGATAACCCACAGATAATGCTTCAGATATCACGTGATGACGGGCACACATGGGGCGCTGAAAAGTGGGCCAACATGGGCAGAGTAGGAGTGTATAAATCAAGGGCAATATGGCGCAGGCTTGGGCAGTCAAGAGATTTTGTTTTTAGGATCAGAATATCTGACCCAGTGAGGCGTGCAATAATGGGAGCTTATGCTTATGGCACTTGAAACCCCCCCATTAAAATCTTATCCGATAGACGAATTTGGCAACATGAGCCAGGACTGGTCGCGCTGGTTTACTAGGGTTTGGAATTTTGCCAGTTCAATAGGTTCATCGGGAGCGACAATAAACAGACCGACAACAGGACTTTATATAGGGCTACAATTTTTTGATACTACACTAGGCTATCCAATATGGGTTAGCTCAGTCACGGCTGGTGTAGCAACGTGGGTTAATGGTTCTGGAGCAAGTGTTTAATAGGATTCATCAATTATTGAATCAAGATAAGAATCTATATTTGTATAGATAAATAAAATAAATTTGCCTATGTTTAAAAACATAATTCCAGAATATTTTAAAGGCAAGACAATTATTTTTGTCAATACAATAAGTGGCAAAATATATATGTAAGACACGGCTGATGATAAATTTTTAAACATAACACGTCCTATTTAATTAAAAAATTAATATATAAATTGTAGCATGAGTGTAGAAATAATAAAACAAGAATCACTTATACAAACCTTAGAAGCAAATCTCGCCGATATTGAGCAGGTAAATTGCCCTGTAAAGCACAACTTTTCACCAGGAATTTATATTAGAGAAATATTCATGCCAGAAGGGGCGCATGTTATCGGCCACAAGCACAAGACAGAACATTTAAACATCATGGTTCGTGGTCGTCTTCTTTTGCAAAATATAGATGGCAGCTATAATGAAATTACGGCACCGGCAATGTACACGGCAGGAAAGGGGCGTAAAATAGCGGTAATTCTTGAAGATACCGTTTGGCTAAATATTTTTCCAACAAATGAAACGGACATTGAAAAACTTGAAGAAATGTATTTGGATAAAAGCGAAGTTTGGAAGTATTCAGCGCATAAAATTGAATATTCTAACCTGCTTCCAATGTCTACGCAAAAGTATCAGTTATGCGGAAATAGATTGTATGCCAATGGTAATATAGAAGAAGGAGAAATAATAGAAAGAATGGATAAAATAGAGTACATACGCAAAAGCGAATCCCCGAACGCAATGATTAAAGAAGAAATGCTGGTTGCTATAAAGAATATTAAAGGGAATTTAGGCGGGTTAAAGGGCTATGAAATAACGATTAAACAAGAGGCATTATCATGACTGGAGTTGCAGTAGCAGCCGGTGTTGCAAGCGCGGCAATCGGAGCAGGGGCGTCAATGGCACAAGGCGCAAGTTCTAAAAAGGCAGCAGGAGCAGCAACGGCTGGGCTAAATCAGGCTGGACAGCAAACAATGGCTCTTGCTGGAGAGGCGGCAAGCCAATCCAATGCTATACAGAAACAGCAATATCTCGATTCACTCGCCCGTATTTATGGGCAGGGCGCAATAGCATCAGGCATCCTCGACCCTTATGCGCAGTCTGGCATTAACTCAATCAACCAGATAAATACAGGACTATCCGCCCCTCATGGCGCGATTGCAGGCCAAGCGTCTACAGGCGTACCTCCTGACCAACTCAAGGCGCTACAGTCTGGTTATGACAGCATACAGGCGCAATATAACGAAAGCACCCGACAAGCGGCTGAGGTTAAAAAAGTTCTG